TTCGTCGCCCTCGTGCGTGGCAATCTGGAGCGCATCAGTGTTACCGCAGGCGCTGCTGGTACTCTGGTCGGCATCTTCCTGGGTTGTTCGTACACTAACCCCACGACCAAGCAGAAGCAATTCTCGCAGTATTGGCCCGCTTCCACGACGGCTGGTGATGCGGTTGCGTATGTTTGCGATGATCCTGATACGGTCTTCCAAGCGGCTATCTGTTCGTCTGGTACCACGATTGCCTCTGGCGCTCGTGCCTTGATTGGCCAGAACCTTGAGTGCTTGAATAACTCTGGTGATGCCAATACTGGCAACTCGCGTAACGCTCTCCTGGCTCCGACCGACACCCCGTTGACGACCGCCACGTTCCCGATCCGTGTGATTGGTGTTGTGCCTGAGACCGCTGTGTCGCTAGGTACCGCGACGTTCACCAGCATTGCTACCGCAACGATTACCTGCTCGGCGCTTCCGTTTGCGCTGCCGGTTGGTACCGATGTGGGCTCGATTGCTTCGAACGGCCAGTACATCCCCTCGGGTTCGTTTGTGGACACCGCTGCCACTGCTGGTGCGACGACTGTTGTTCTGAATCAAGCGCCGGTTGCTGCGTTCGCTTCTAGCGCGACGTTGGTGTTTACTCAGTACCCCGAGCTGTTGGTTAAGCTCAACTTTGGCCAGCATGAGTATTACGCTGGTCTCGCTACGGCCTAAAGGAGTTAAATCATGGCTATTTCACGTGCCCAACTACTGAAAGAACTCCTCCCAGGGCTTAATGCGCTGTTCGGTATGGAGTACAAGCGTTACGGCGAAGAGCACAAAGAGATTTTCGAAACCGAAACCTCTGAGCGTTCGTTCGAAGAGGAAACCAAACTGTCTGGCTTCTCCGCCGCTCCGGTGAAGAACGAGGGCAGCGCGATTGCCTACGATAACGCACAAGAAGCTTGGACTGCTCGCTACAACCACGAAACCATTGCAATGGGTTTCTCGCTGACCGAAGAGGCCATCGAGGACAACCTGTACGACAGCCTGTCGTCCCGGTATACCAAAGCTCTGGCTCGTGCCATGGCGTACACCAAGCAAGTCAAAGCTGCGTCTATCCTGAACAACGGCTTCAGCTCCGCTGTGACTTACGGCGACGGCCAAGCTCTGTTCTCGACCGCGCATCCTCTGGTGTCTGGTGGTACCAACAGCAACCGTCCTGCGGTTGCCGCTGACCTGAATGAAACCTCCCTTGAGGCGGCAGTTATTCAGATCGCTGGTTGGACCGATGAGCGTGGGCTGCTGATCGCTGCTAAGCCCCGTAAGCTGGTCGTTCCTCCGGCCCTGATGTTCGTTGCAACCCGTCTGTTGGAGACTGAACTCCGCGTGGCGACCGCTGACAACGACATCAACGCGCTGAAGAACAACGGCTCCATCCCTGAAGGCTATACGGTCAATCACTATTTGACCGATACCAATGCTTGGTTCCTCCTGACGGACGTTCCTAACGGGCTTAAGCACTTCGTGCGTACGCCTCTGCAGACATCCATGGATGCGGACTTTGACACAGGTAACAGCCGCTACAAGAGCCGCGAAAGGTACAGCTTCGGCGTCTCTGACCCGTTGGGCGCATATGGCTCGCCCGGTGCTTGATAAACTCTTCTAAGAGTTGGGAAAGGGGGCTTGTGCCCCCTTTTCTTTTGTGCTACAAAGGTATTATTCCGGGGTTACCGGTATTGCAGACAGTCCCGGCTGACGACATGCAGGCTGCAGTACCGAAAATCGCATGTGAGAGATCATGGCCAATACGACATTCAACGGGCCGGTACGGTCCCAAAACGGTTTCCAAACCGTTACCATCAATTCGTCTACCGGTGCTGTTACTACGGCTGCGGTGTCCATGGGCGTTTCTGGGATTGTCGCAACCCCGGTGGCTCTGGCTGATGGTAATGCAACGATGACCGCTGCAACCAACGGCGGCGGTGTAATCAACATCGTTCCCAACGGTACCCAAGACAACACCTACACGCTGCCTGCCCCGGTGGCGGGTCAGTCGTTCACGTTTGTGTATGGCGGCGGTGCTGCGGATGCGACGGACTTCATCATCAACACGGGTTCGAACACCAACTACTTTATTGGCGGTGTGGCGTTCCATGACACGGATGATGGAGCTGTATCGGTTGTGTTCTCAGATGGCAACTCCAACAGCAAAATTCAGGTCAATGTGCCTGCTGCCGCGCAGATCACTGTGATTGCCAAAGACGGTACGAACTGGCAAATCTTCGGTACGGTTGTTGGTGCGACTGCCCCTGCGTTTGCCGACCAGTAATAGGAGGCACTCATGGCCTCTATGCAATATGATGTCTGGGCGGTAACCCCCGCCACAGACGATGCGTACTACCGGGCGAATGCTTCGATCGCAGGTGCTGGGGTTGTGCCTTTGCTCGAAAGTACCGTTGGCCCTAACGGGTATGGGTATAAGGTCATCATCACGTCGGCAGGTGATGACTCAGGTATCACGTTCACGATCACGGGCATCAAGGTTGGTGATTTGACCAACACCATCGTCAGTGAAACTTTGACTGGACCCAATGCCACGACGGTAACCTCCAACAACTTCTACGCACGGGTTGATTCAATCACGGCAAGCGGGGCTTCGGCGGGTAACGTCAAGATCGGAACGACGGGCAGTTTGGCTTTGCCAAGAACCCGCATCAAAGGTCTGTACTACGTGGGTACCGGCAGTGCTGGATCAGTCAAGTTCAACACCAATGGGCTTACTCGTAACCTGAAACTGCAGGTCAATACTCCGGCATCGGCTACGTCAGTCAACAGCTTGTACATGGCGGCAGAGGGGATCATTACTACCCTTAGTGGTAAAGACGACTTCTGCGTTGTCACGCTGACAAACGTAACCTACTGCACCATCATCTGCGGGTAGATCATGGCTAAGACACCTGCTTGGCAGCGCAAAGAGGGGAAAAATCCTGAAGGCGGGCTCAATGCCAAGGGGCGGGCGTCGTACAACAGGGCTAACCCTGGGAAACCGGGGCTTAAGGCTCCTCAACCGGAAGGCGGTCCTCGGCGTGATTCATTCTGTGCCCGGATGAAAGGGATGAAGAAGAAGCTCACGTCTGAGAAAACCGCTAAAGACCCAAACAGTCGTATTAATAAAAGTTTGAGAGCATGGAAGTGCTAACCATGGCTGATGTAGACCCTAAAGAGTTTGGCGCTCTTGAGGCTGACGTTCGTAACCTCATGAAAGAGATCCACTTGCTGCGCCAAGATATGAAGGTTATGAAAGAGACCATTGATCAGACCAAGGGTGGTATCTGGGTGGTCATGGCTTTTGCCGGTACGGTTGGTGGTGCCATTACGATGGGCCTTAAACGGCTGTTTGGTGGCTAACATGCCTTCGACCAGCAAAGCCCAGCACAACTTGATGGCAATGGTGGCTAATGACCCCGCCGCTGCGAAGCGGATGGGGATTTCTCAGAAGGTTGGACGCGAGTTCACACAGGCCGATAAAGGCCGTAAATTTAAGGAAGGTGGTGACATGAAAGAATCCAAAGCTATGATGGGTAAAGAGCTTGCCTTTATGAAAAAGAAGGGCGCTCCCAAAGCCATGATCAAGCACGAGATGGCTGAGGCCAAGGGCATGAAGAAAGGCGGCGCTACCAAGAAGATGATGGGTGGCGGTATGGCCTACAAATCGGGTGGGTACACCAGTGCAGCTGATGGCATTGCTTCTAAAGGCAAAACCAAAGCTAAACAGGTCAAGATGGCCTACGGCGGGAAGTGCTGAGATGGAAAAGATGTCACGCGACCGCCGTAAAGAACGGCCCATGCCGCTCCCCATGGACGACAACGCTGCTGCCGCAGCTGATGCAGAGCGCCGCGCTAAGATGTACCGCGAAGAAGACACCATGACCCCGCGTCCTGATGTTGAGCGTAAAGCGATTGACGATGCGCGCCGTGAAGCTGAGCGGATGAAGATGCAAGAGGCGTTTGAAAATGCTCGTCAGCTTGGCCCCCGGAAGTATGCTAAGGGCGGCTCAGTTGGTTCGGCTTCCGCCCGTGCAGATGGTTGCGCACAGCGCGGTAAGACTAAAGGCCGGATGATATGATCGCAAGTCGCGGGATGGGGGCTATAAACCCCTCTAAGATGCCTTCAGGCGTACGCAAGAAGCGCCGGGACAATACGGACTTTACGGAGTACGCTGAAGGCGGCAAGGTATCCCGCGTGAACGAAGCTGGCAACTACACCAAACCCGGTATGCGGAAAGCGTTGTTTAACAAGATCAAAGGTCAAGCAACGCAGGGTACTGGTGCGGGGCAATGGAGCGCTCGCAAGGCCCAGCTTCTGGCAAAGCAGTATAAAGCTAAGGGCGGCGGCTATCGTGGATGAGAAACACAATCTTTCTTGCTTTTCGTATGAGGGTGGTCCGTGTGATTGCGGGCTTGATACTTATCCGACAGACGAAGAGATTGACGATGAGTTGTTTGAAAATGAGTGGTTGAACGGATGAAACCCTCGCAGCAAAGCTTGAAGGATTGGACCCAGCAGCGTTGGCGGACCAAGAGTGGTAAGCCATCAAGCAAGACAGGTGAGCGGTATCTTCCTGAAGCTGCCATCAAGTCTTTGAGCCCTGCGGAGTACGCAGCAACCACCCGAGCCAAACGAGCAGGAAAGGCTAAAGGTAAGCAGTTTGTAGCGCAACCCAAGGGCATTGCTCAGAAGACAGCGAGATTTAGATGACAACCTCTGGTGCAACGACGTTTTTCCCAGACTTCACTGAGGTCGCTGAACTGGCTTGGATGCAGGCCGGTCGGGAGATGCGTTCGGGCTTTGACCTGAAAGTTGCCCGCATGGCCATGAATATGCTCACGATTGAGTGGGCTAACCGTGGTCTAAACATGTGGACGTACGAGCAAGGCACCATCACGCTCGTACCGGGGCTGCCAACCTACGCATTGCCTCTGGACACCATTGACCTGTTAGATCATGTGATTCGTACTGGGGCTAACGCACAGTCAACGCAAGCGGACCTAAACATCACCCGCATTAGTGTCTCCACCTACGCCACCATACCAAACAAACTCGCTCAGGGACGACCGATTCAGGTGTGGGTGCAGAGACTCTCAGGGCAGGTAAGTCCTACGGGTGCGACGCTCAACGGCGGTATTAACGCTTCAACGACCACGATCACGCTGTCGTCGCTGGCTAACTTGCCTTCTGCGGGCTTCATCCGAGTGGACTCGGAAGACATCTATTATGGCTGGCTTAACACCTCGAACAATACGCTGGGTGGTGTGGTACGTGCGCAGAACGGAACGACGGCTGCAAGCCATTTGACAGGCACAGCGGTCTATAACCCAAATCTTCCTTCGATCACCGTGTGGTTGACCCCGGACAATACGCAGACGTATCAGTTTGTGTACTGGCGACTTCGCCGTGTCCAAGATGCTGGCGCTGGTATTGAGACGCCGGATATGAACTTTCGTTTCATGCCTTGCTTGATTGCAGGGCTGGCGTTTCAGATTGCTATGAAGACCCCAGAACTGTCGGACCGGCTGCAAGTGTTGAAGGCCGAGTACATGGAGCAGTTTGAGTTGGCAGCGGCTGAGGACAGAGAAAAAGCTGCAGTACGTTTCGTTCCTCGTAGGCAGTTCATCGGTTCGGGTGCCTAAATGGGCAATAGGTTCGCCAGTGGAAAAATCGCTATCGCAATGTGCGATATTTGCGGGTTCCGCTTTAAGTTGCGAGACCTGTCTGAGCTGGTTGTCAAGACGAAGAAGATTAACCTGTTGGTATGTAAAGAGTGTTGGTCGCCTGACCACCCGCAGCTTCAGTTGGGGATGTACCCGGTTGATGACCCACAGGCTTTGCGTAACCCGCGAAGAGATACGACGTACGTAACCGCTGGTGTGAATGCCGAGGGTAACTTGACCGGCGGCTCTAGAGATATTCAGTGGGGCTGGTACCCGGTGGGTGGCGCAAGCGCGAACGATGCAGGTTTGACACCGAACTACTTGGTTGGAGTCACATCTGTTGGTACAGTAACGGTTACGACTTAGGAGTTATCATGGATGCGAAGAAGGCCGTGCACAAGCACGAAAAAGCAATGCACCCCGGCAAGCCGCTGACCAAGTTTGCTAAGGGCGGTAAGACGAATTTGCAGATGAAAGAACTGGGGCGGAACCTTGCCAAGGTTGCCAACCAGAAGAAGTCATCGTTTACGTACAAGAAGTCTGGGCGGGGTGCGTAATGAAACAAACTCCCAAAGCGAAGCCTATCCCGCAGGCAAAAAGCCCGGAGGGCGTTGA